AAAAACACGCGATTGCACTTTTTTTGACGTGCCAGATTTTCCCAGACAGTTGACATTTTGTTGTTGACATTTCGTGTCAATTTTAATATTTTTTTTAAATGCAAAATAGATATATGTCCCAAAGCGAATTTGTGCGGTATGCTGGAGTAAGTCGTCAGGCAATAAGCAAAGCACTTAAAACAGGATTAATCCCATCAACGAAAATAGATGGAAAATTAAGAATTGACACGTCAAACCATCAGGTTAAAAAATACCTGGAAAATAAAAAAATAAAAAGTTTGAGTCCTAAAAAGGCTAAAAAAACAAAACCCCGTCAAAGTTTAAAAACAGAAAATAAAGAAAATATCGAGACAGGGCAAAGTTTAGATGAAAAACAGATCCCTAAATATATAAAAACTCTTTCTGATTCTGGAAACCTAATATATGAACATCTTGTCAGTCTGGCCAAATCTGATTTTGATAAATTAAAAATTTATGAACAAATAAAACAAATTAGAGTTAAAACACAGATTCAGGAAGGACAGGTCATTAGTAGAAAATTAATAAAAATTCTTTTTGGCAAATTATATGAGATCGACCGCAATGAATTTTTGCAGATTAAATCAAAAATAATTCCTGATATAGCAGGACTCTTCGGATGTACGGATTCTGAAAAAATGATAGCTGCTGAAAAAATAGTTGATGAAGAATTATATAAAACATTAAAACATATTAAAATAGAAATTGATAAATTTTTATTAAAAATGGGAGAGGAAAAAATATGAAAAAAATAGCGATAACATGTAAGGCCGCTGATTTATTGCCAATTGATTCCCTTGAAGATTTTCAGGGAAAATTAAAAAAAATATCTAAGAAAAATTTAGATAAATTAAAAAAAAGAATTATTAAAGATGGTATAAATGTACCTCTTTTTGTTTGGCGTGTAAATGACTGGTGTAGAATATTAGATGGGCACCAGCGATTAAAAGCGTTGCTTTCTCTGCGTAAAGATGGCTATGAATTACCATTTATACCAGTTGCCTACATCGAAGCAGATAATGAAGAAGATGCAAAACAGAAATTACTTGGGATAACTTCTCAATTCGGAGAATTTGAAATTGAAGAATTAAGCGAATGGATAAATGAAATTGATAAAGATATTGCAGAGACATTAAGATTTGCCGATAATGAGATAAAAATAAAAATAGAAGATGATTATGAAGAAGGGGAAATTGAAGAAATAAAAGAGGCAAAATTTATTAAATATGGTGATATTATACAATTAAATAATCATAAAATATTATGCGGAGATAGTAACAATAAAAATGATATTGAAAAAATATTTAAAAACAAAAAAGCAGATATGATTTTTACTGATCCTCCATATGATTTAGAAAAAAATGATTGGTTAAATTATTTAAATTCAGATAAAATATTTTTAATGGGATCCGATAAACAACAAAATATTTTTTATAATAATATAAAAAATTTTAGACATTATTTTATAATGCCATTTAAAAATCCAACACTAATAAGCAATAATAGGCCTATGCAGGGGCATAGTTTAATATCTTTTTTTTGTAATGGAAAAACTGAATTTAAAAATTTAAGGGATGGTTTTTCTACTCTTTTATCTAAAGATATGGGAAAAAGTCATTCATCATCAGAAAAAGAAAATTATCATAAATTAGGAAAACCAATTCTTTTACCTCAATCATTTATTGAACACTATAGTAATGATAAAGATTTAATTTATGATTTTTTTTTGGGGGCGGGAAGTACTCTTTTGGCTGCTGAAAAAACAAATCGTATTTGTTCTGGAATTGAAATTGATCCGGTCTTTTGTGAAATAATTATTAATAGATTTTATAAATATTGTCTTGACAATGGGAAAATTTTTGAATATTATTTAAACAATGAAAAACAAATTTATAATCCTGAATAGGAGGAAATATGTCTGTTATCTATACACCAAAGGGAAAGGCACGTGAATATAGCCCTTACGCATGTAATATTTATTTAGGCTGTAATCATGGATGTAAATATTGTTATGCACCATCCATAAGATTTACTACAAGAGAAAATTATTTAAAACCAATTCCAAGGCGAAACATTTTGAAAGAGTTCGAAGATGATTGTAAAAAATTAAAAAATTTTGATAGCCAGGTTCAATTTTGTTTTATGACTGATCCATATAATAAAATTGAAAAAGAATTAAGTTTAACTAGAAAATGTTTGGAAATATCCCTAAAATATAAAATTCCAATATCTATATTAACAAAATCTAAATTAGTAATTAGAGATATAGATTTATTTAAAGAATTTAAAAAAAATATAAAAATAGGGTTCACTTTAACTTTTGATAATGAGAAAGATAGTCTTGAATGGGAACCAGAAGCTGCATTGCCTTATGAACGTATTGAATGTTTAAAAGAGTTAAAATTTAATAATATCAGGACATGGGCAAGCTTTGAGCCTGTCGTTATTTTAGATCAATCTCTAAATATGATTAAAAAATCTTTAAATTATGTAGATATTTATAAAATTGGAAAATTAAATAATTATAAAGGTATTGATAAAACAGTCGATTGGAAAATTTTTTTAAGAAATACAGTTAATTTATTAAGAGAAAACGAAAAGCCTTTTTATATAAAAAAAGATTTAAGAGAATCAGCTTTAGAAATAAAACTTTTTGGAAATGAAGTTTTACAGGATGAATTTAACCTTGGGAAATGGATTGATAACTAAAACAATATCTGAACTACAACAATTTATAAAAACAGCAGATTCACAAAGCGCCGCTTCTGCTGTTTTTATTTTAAAATGTATAAAAGACAATAAATCTGATTATTTTTTAAAAAAAGAAAATTTGCATAATTATTTAGATATTTATGATAATTATAAAAAATATTCTTTGTCTCAATTAAGTAATTCTTTAAAAGAAATATCAGTTCTTCCAGTTATAGATATAATTATTATAAACCATCTAATACAAAATTTTAAAACGCCTACAAAATTAAAATGGCCTACAAAATTAAAATATAAAAAAAAAATAAAATATAATAAAGATGAGATAGAATTTTTTTTAAAACTAAATGATGAAAAACCAACAGAACCCCCTCCCCCTTTAATCTCTGAATATATAGAAGGCCGTAGAATAATGCCTTCTAATACGCCAATTCCTGGTCCATATGAAAATTGGAGAAGCCAGTATGCAGTGGAAATTATGGATGAGTTAAGCCCATATAGCCCTACGCAACATATAGATGTTATGTCTGCTGCCCAAGTCGTAAAAACAACAATAATGGAAAACACAATAGGGTATTATATGGGCGCCTGTCCTGCACCAATATTATTTATGTCTGGAACCGATATGTTGCTGAATAAATGGAGTTCAAAAAGATTGGAGCCACTTATTGATAGTTTGGGTCTTCGAGAAAAATTACAGGCTCCAATTGAAACAGAAAAATCACGGACAACCGGAGATAAAGCGCAGCAAAAATTATTCTCTGGTGGATTTCTTGAAATGGCTTCTGCTCAATCTCCCGCTTCGATGCGTGCTGATTCTGTTCGAATATTGTGTATAGATGAGCCGGATGCAGCTCCGCCTCTTTTGACAACAGGTGAAGGTTTTTTTGATGAAGTTGCAGAGGCACGGACCTCAGCCTGGGGAAATAGAAGAAAGATCCTTGCATGTTCGACACCGACAGAATATCAAACATCTACGATTTATAGAAGATTCATGCTCGGGGATCAATGCGAATATTTCGTACCCTGTCCAATTTGCGGGAAATATCAATTATTAGTTAAGGGAAATGAGCAGGGCAATTACGGACTTAGGGAAGAAAAAAAAGGCGGTATTCTCCAACAGGTATATTATTTATGCGAATTTTGCCATGATGCAATTTTTGAATTTCAAAAAAATTATATGATAAAAAATGGTAAATGGGAACCACAGGCAAAACCGGAACGTTTAAGAAGATCTTTCCACTTGAACGCATTATTGTCGCCTTTGGGACTTTATAGCTGGATTGATTATTGGACATCTTTCCAGAAATCTGAAAAAATGCCTGATGGAAAAAGATCTCATATAAATTTAAGGGATGGTCTTCCATTTATCGATATGGGATCTCGGCCAAAATCGGAGAAAGTAATTGAAAATCGTGGGAAATATAGATCTGGTACAGTTCCCCCAGGTGTTTTATATCTAACAATTGGAGCAGATGTTCAGCGTGGATCAAAAACTGATCAAGATAACCCTCCACGAATTGAACTTGAAGTTTTGGGAATTGGAGCAGGACATAGAACCTGGTCAATTTGTTATCTATATTTCATTGGCGATGTTACAGACCCTTATGCCGGAGCCTGGGAAAAATTGCATCAATACGCTTTGGAAACTAAACTTACTTATGAACGAATTGAGGATGGCTTTAAATTTCCAGTTAATCTAATATTTATAGATTCAGGCGATGGAGAACTTACGGATGTTGTATATAGATTTACTCAGCGTTGGATAAATACATATCCGATCAAAGGCCGCAGATCAATTATGCGCAGGAAAAAAAATGTCGGTGACGAATTGATGGAAAATAGTTTTCAAAGATATATTTCTAAGAAAATAAGTGATGATATAATTTTATATGAAATTTCTACAGTTTACTATAAAAATCAGATATATAATAATTTAAAAATTGAAAGGGATATAACGCAAAAAATTCAAAAATCTGGATTTTGTGACTTTCCAGTTGATTATGGCGAGCATTATTTTGACATGCTGACAGCTGAAGAAAAAATGAGAGATGGAAGTTTTCAAAGTCATGGACGGAGAAATGAAGCGCTTGATTGTCGTGTATATGGATTATGTGCAGCAGATGTTTTTCTTAATTTTGAATTGCTTGAATATAAAGCTTGGGCAAAAGAGCAAAAAATGTCTGCGTATGAAATACAAAGAATTAATTATCTGACCGTTATAGAAAACATGACAAAATTAACAGCAATAAAAAAAAATATAAAAAAATAAAAAAAATTGTTGACAATACATAGGTATAGATGTATGTTGTATTAAAAGGTGGTAAAGATGAATATAAAAAAAATCCTGATTTTTCTATCGATAACTCAAATTATAATCGGAATATTGGTATTCTCGACTGGATCATATACTGGCCCGATATATAGTATTGGTGGATGGCTATGTGTTCTTATTATGAAATTAAAGGAGACAAAATGAAAAAATTAATTTGGGGAGCAGCAGTAATATTATTAATATCTGTTTCAATTACAATAGGATATTACCTATTTATTAACAAAAATAAAGGTGAAGACTGGGTAATTTTATTCCAGGCTGATTTGATATTTTATATATTTATGATCTGGATTTGGAAAAAAATTAAATAAAAAAAATTATAAGAAAGGTAAAAAATGAAATGGATAAAAGTTAAAGAGGTTTTGCCAAAAAGAAAAGAATTGGTAAAACTTAAATGGAGTGATAATTCAACAGGTTATGGCAGACTTGAAAGAATTAAAGATTTAACTTTTAAGGCATATAATCCAAAATATAAAAGATTTTGGTGTAATTATACAAATACTCCAATTTATTGGAGAAAAATTAAGCATTAATTTACTTGTTTTACAAATAAATTCTAATAGGAGGTAAAGCAAAAAAATATACATCTTTTCATGAGATAGAAATGTAAATGAAAGCGGAAGTTGTTAGTCGAATCAACTTTAAAAATCGACTAAATTAAAGATTTAAAAGGAAATTAAAATGGAAGAAATGGAAAAGAAAGATAAAAGAATCATTGAAATAAATGGAATTAAAATGGAAGTGGATTTGCGAAATGCAAAACGCATTGATACATTTCATGTCGGGGATCCTGTTAAAGTTCTTGATATGAGTTATTCATCACCCAAAATTAAAGCTGGTGTTATTGTTGGGTTTGCTGAATTTGAAAACAATCCCGCAATAGAAATAATGGTTTTAGATGATGGTTATAGTGATGTCGATTTTGATTTTATCACGGTAAAAACGGAAAAAGACCAGCCAAAATACGAAATTGTTCATTATAATAATTACGAAAAGATTTTTACAAAATCAAATATTTTGGATAAATTCAATAGACAAATTGAAAAAAAGAAAATAGAAATTGCTGAACTCGAAAGAAAAAGAAAATATTATGTTGATGATTTTCAAAAGGCATTTGAACAAATTATTTAAAAATCGACTTAAGGGCAAGTGATCTTTGATGATCTGAAAAAGACATTTAGGAAAAGGTATTGAAGGTTCGAGTCCTTCCTTGCCCAAATGCAGTACAGGAAAAGGTAATTATAGATGAAATACGATCATAAAAAATCAAGATTAAATTTTATATTCGAAAAAAATAAAGTAATAGAATTAAATTTTAAACAATTAAAAAAATTTTTTGATATTGCAGAAATAGCATATAAACCAAGTAAAATATATTCTGATACACTAATTATACATAAAAATGATTTTGAAAATTATATTTTAAAAAGGTAAAATTATGGATGAGATGGTTAAATATAAATATATTTATATAGAATTTTTGTTTAAAATACCCGAAACGAAAGTTTTTGGAGACAATATTGTTTTGCCCCTGACTCAGATACTATTTATAGTTCCGAATGTTTAGAAGATATAATTGATTTTATGAAAAATATTAATAATAAAAAAGAAAGTAAATTATGAAACCAAAATATGAAGATAAGTTTATAGTAATAAATAAAAAATTTATGAAAAATTTCCCTGTTCATTTGCAGGTCGCAATTTTTGATATTTTAAACGAAATTAATAAGTACATTCCTGATAATAAATATTATGTATGTAATCAGGATGAACCTTATGCAAAAAAAATAATTGATATTATATTAGAAGGCGAAAAAGAAAAAAAATAGAGAGGAGAAATGAAACACGAAATATCTGGCTTCACAATACATGTTTCTTTTGATGAAAAAAAAATCGATCCACAAATAATATATGGAATTATGAATAGAGATTTCAAAGAACTGTTTTGCGGAATACTTTATTTGCAAAATGTTAAAATTGAAATTATAGAAGGTGAAAATGCAAAAAATAAAAATAAAAAATAAATTGATCTGCAGCCCTAAAACAATCGAACATTTAGAACATTTAAGGGACATTGAAGAGCAGGACATTTTTATAGATTTTGTAAATCATGTTCCGCATATGTTGATAATAGGCTGTTTAATTGATATGAAAATGAACGGTAAACAAATTACAGTATTATATAGAAATAAAATGCTCAGAGAGTTTCTACAATTTTTTGATTGTGTAGAGGTTGAATAAAAAAAATGAATAAAATTAAATCTATAATAATAGAAGGATATATATTTCGGGATAAAGTCAAAGATTATGATGATCTTATAGAATATAAAGCCATTTTTTCTATTAGTTTACAAAATGTAATTATGTATCACATAACAGATAATGAAAATTATGATATCTGTATCTATAAAACATCATTTATGATTAATGATATAGGAGCATTTATAAAAATTAAAAGTATATTAAAAAACGCTGACATATTCCAATTAAAAATAAGATTGGAAACAGATGATTATATAACTATTTGTTTTTTAAACAATTATAAATTTTTTGATGAAGAATTAAGATTTGAAATATCTCTTTTGGAGATCCCATTTACAAGGGATTTAAAATGAAAAGTAAAAAGGATAAATTTTATGAAATATTTTATAATAATAAACGGACAAAAAATTTATGCCAATAAAAAAGATACGGCAGCAGATGTCGAAAAAAAAATAAAATTAGCTATAGATAATGGAAGAGAAATATCAGATGTGACTATATTAGAAAATGATAATTTAAGAACTGCAAAAGGCATGTTCTTTGGAATAATTTTAAGCTTAATATTCTGGATAGGAATTGGATTATTAATATTTTTTGCAATATGTTAAATAAAATATGGAGAAGAAATATAATGATTAAAAAAATTAAAAGAAAAAAACGAGACAAAAAGGGAAACCGGACAATTTATATTGCTGAATATATGGAATCAATCTGGGAAGAAGTTTTGAAACAAAGAGATGCAGAAGGCGTTAGTTCCGGATATTTGCTATTGGCAGCCTGGGCAGAAAAAAACGGGATAGACGTTCCGGCATATAGAAATTAAAAATTTTAGGGTGGTGATAAAATGAATTACGCATGGCAAAATATTATTAAACGCATAGATGATAAAAAAGAAACAATAATGGCAGAAGTCGGAGTTTTCAAAGGACATTTGTCAGAAAGACTGCTTACAAATACAAAAAATTTAACAATGTTTCTGATAGATGCCTGGGACACAGAAACTTATAAAGGAAAGCCAGCAATAGATGAAAATATTGAAATTTATCAACAAAATTGTCTGGATAATTTGCTTGAAACGTCAAAAATTGCTGAAAAATTCCCGACAAGGGCTTTTATAATTAAGGGGTATTCAACAAAAATTGCAGACACTTTTGAAGATAAGTATTTTGATATTGTATATATTGATGCTGCTCATGATTTTTGGTCGGTACTTAATGATATTAATGCATGGAGACCAAAAGTAAAAAATAATGGCTGGATTTGCGGACATGATTATGGCGGGAAATTTACAGGGGTAAAAGAAGCTGTTGATTTATTTCCTGATAATGATGTTATTGAGATTGATTCTGATTATACCTGGTTTGTGAGGGTTAAGAGATGAAAATATATTTATATTCAATTGATATTCCTGATAATGAATCAAAAGGGATCCTCTTTAAAACAAAAAATAGTTGTTATAAAATAGGATTATTTGCAAATATGAAATATCTAAAAAAAATAAATTATTGGAAAAATGAATATACTAATAAATGGCAATTTAATTTTTTCAGGTTTGCTATTGCAAGAATGGAAAGAAATTCTTATGATTTTTTTCATGAGAAAGAAAAACTAATAAAAATATTTTAAGGGATTTAATTATGACTACAATAGAATTACATATATTTACAAATTGCACAAAATCAGCTCCGTCTACAGAAATAATTAGAAAAACATATAAGTCTTTTTGTGATACATTTTTTAAAATTGAACCGACTATATGGTGTGATATTAATCCTGAAAGACATCAAGTTGGATATTATGTGACAAATTTATTGAAAAGTTGTTTTAAACCTGATAAAATAAATATAACAACCTCTTTATCAGATGGATACATAAAAGCAATAGAAAATTCAAAATCTGAATATTTATTTATGCTGGAACACGATTGGATATTTCAGAAAAAAAATATTAATCATGATTTATTTGAAATAATTGAAAATATGAGACATGAAAATATACACCATCTTAGATTTAATAAGCGTAAAAATGAACCTAAACTATGGGATAGATGGCTAGAACAATTTAACAGAGGAAATTTTTATTATTGTGTTACTCCTGCAGTTTCTAATAACCCGCATATAATTAATCGAAAAAAATATTTGCAATTTGTCAGAGAGGGAGCAATTTTAAAAATGCCTGGCAGTAAAGGTATCGAAGATGAATTAACAAAAAAAACAAATTTATTAGGTTGTATTTATGGCAAAAAAGGACATCCGGCTTGTGTTACACATTTGGATGGGAGAAAATAAATAAATGGGAAAAATATATCTTAAAAAATTTAAAAATTTTGGTGGTAACTGTAATGCAGGTATTGAAGGTAAAGGTAAATTATGTTTTTTCTATAAAAAATGTCCTTTTAGAACTGGAATTTGTCCAATAAATTTAACATCGCATAATAAAAGAAAATTTGTATATTTGCAGGTGAAAAAAAATTTATTAAAAAAGGTTAAAAAATTATGACAACTTTAATTATATTATTAATTTTAAATTTATTTTGTGTTGTCTATGGAATAATTGATGGATTTAAAGAAAATATTTTTCAAATTATATTTAATTTTTGTGTAGCAACATATTTATTTGATACTATACAAATTAAAACAAAGGATAAAAATAATGTATCTGACAAATAAAAGATTTTTAAAAAGAGTAAAAGACCTCAATATCCCATATTGGAATGAAGGTAAAAAATACAGATGGGAATATATGTCTTATGTAATTCGGCTTATGCAATCTGTAGGAGCTAAAAACACTTTGGAAATGGGGACATTTTATATCCCTCTTAATTCAGATTCGTATCTTTTAGAACTTGAAGAAAAATATTTAGTAACTGGAAGAGGAAAAATTCAGGATTTAAATAAAATTCCTTATCAATTACCTAATAATCATTTTGATTGTGCAGTTGCTTTGCAGGTTTGGGAACATCTGGAAAACCAGGCAAAAGCTTTTAAAGAGTTATGCAGAATAAGCAAAAATGTAATATTAAGTTTTCCGTATAGATGGAAACATGGTGATGTAATGCACCGTGGTATAGATGAACAAAAAATATCAAAATGGACATATGGACGAAGACCATCTTCTAAAAATTTGATAAAAGACAGAATAATATATTTCTGGAGGAACGTATAATGCTAGGAGCTTGGAACTTAAATAAAAATTTTACACCTAAATTTAGAAAAGGTGATAAAGTAAAAGCCAAAATGTTTACTCCTTTAACTCCTATCGTTGCAGCAGATTCTTTTTTAAATGAATCCGGACATGAAGTAATGTTTTTAGAAGATTTTGAAGGATATTTTGATTGTGATTTATGGGAGAAGATATGAAAGTGAAAATATGTGATAATTGTAAAAAAATAATGAAATTAGGAGATTATATCATAAAAATAAATCTTCAAACAGTTTGTTCTCTTGGTGCCTCGAATGATAATTATGATTTTTGTTGTAAAGAATGTCTATTGAATTTTTTTAAAAAATATAGATGGTAAATTATGAAAATAGAATGTTATGATAGAATATCAGGTTATAAATTTTTTCCATATAAAATAATTTTAGAAAATGGGTATATAAAAAAAATATATGAGCAAAGAGGAATAGATATTTCTGGAAAATTGATGTTAAGAGAGCATATACCAAAATATATAAAATTAAATATTATAAAAGGAGAGTAAATATGAAGGCAGAAAATGATTATTTTTATGCAATTATAAAAATTCCAGCTAAAATTTGTAAAGAAGACGCGTTTGCAGCGTATAAAATTATGCAAATAAATTTTGATGGTTATCAAACAAAAGTTTGGCGAGACGCATATGATGATAAATATCCAAGAATTTTAATGCGGGTTGGTGAATGCATTGCAGTAAATCTTCCAAAAAAATGGTTAATAAAGATATGAAAACATGCGCAATAATAATAGCAGCGTACGATTGTGCAGAATATATAATAAAATGCATTAATTCTGTAAAAAATCAATATCGAATACCAGGGTGGCATTATGATCTTAGAATTGGTGTTGATGGATGTAAAAAAACTGCCGATGTTTTAAAGAAAAATAAGATAAAATTTTATTGGTCCAAAAAAAATGTTGGTGCCTACATTATGCGAAATAGCCTTATAAATTTTGAAAAAGCGGACATTTATAGTTATTTCGATGCAGATGACGTTATGTTGCAAGGATATATAAGATATCAAATTAATATAATAAATAATGTTCATCAGGCAGTTTTGCTGGCAAAATATCAATGCGATAAAAATTTAAATTATATAAATAGAAAACCTATTATTGAAACAGGTGGCGCAATGGCTTTTACACATGAAATTTGGGAAGCATTAGGCGGATATTATGGATATCGATGTGCCGGAGATACCGATTTTATGGAAAGGCTAAAAATGGCAGGATTTAAAATTTATGAGAGCCTAAAGGGGATGTATCTACGCAGAAGACATCCAAAATCGCTGACAAAATCAGGAGTGACAAGATACGGTGGAGCATATCGCAAAAAAGCCTGGAAAGAAATGTGTTGGAATAGAGAGCAGGGAATTATTAAAATTAAACCTACTATCGTGGGATTGGAGGAAATTAGATGAAAAAAATATTAACAATTATTATTTTATTTTTTATTGTTGGATGTAAGAAATATATTCATACTTACGAAGTCTATCAAGGGGGGAAACATATAGATACTATTACACTCATAAATTATCAGTCGAAACAATCAACTTTCTGGGAAATGGGGGGATTATATTATAAGGATATTTCTGTTAAAGAGGTAGAATAAATGCCACAACCAAGAAATATATTAGTAACAATAAAAAAATTATTTAAAAATAAATACATCGGAATAAATGATTGTAATGGGAAAAAAATTTATTGTGGTGACACTTTAGAGGTAACAATAAAAGAAGAATCAGAAATTTACAAAACCACTGGAATTGTTAAATTTAATAATAATAAAGCCAAATTTGTTGTAAAAATTAAGCCAATCGATATGTTGCATTTTAAAGAACTAGATTTTATTGATGGATTTAACAGTCCTCAAGGGGGTTATAGCATAAATTATAAATTTATTTTTAAAAGGATGATCTCTAAATGAGCAAACCAATAAACATATCAGCAAGCAGAGGTGCAGCCGTTCTTGGCCTTTCAAAATGGCAAACTCCGGTTGAAGTCTGGTTACAAATTATGGAAAACAGAGAACCAGGATTTTGTAAAAAATATAATTATGAATTACCGGAATTTGAGTACACTTCAGTTCAAAAATGGGGCCATGCTTTTGAGGACGCTATAATTGAATTGGCTGAAAATGAAATTAATTATAAAATTATAGATAGAGAAAAATTATATGAAAAAGATTTTTTGACAACTCATATCGATGGAAGATATTTAGGATCAAATTTTCTCCATGAAGGGAAAACAACAAATTTTCGCTCTTTTCGGGAAGAATGGGGAGAACCTGCTACAGACCAAGTTCCGATAATCTATCAAATACAATGCCAGCATCAGATGATTTGTACAGGAGCAGAAAAAGTAATTTTATCAGTTTTAGTTTTTCCAAAAATGGTTGATGAATGGGAAAAAGAAGGCTGGGAAGTTAGAGAATATAATGGAAAATATGAAATTAGAAAAATAATAGATAGAATAAATTTTATTGATAGAGATCCTTTTTATTGGGCAAACATATTAAATGAAATGGGCTATTTCCACCAGTACGAAATTACATCAAACGCAGAATTACAAAAATTAATGATTGAGAAATGTACAGAATTCTGGAATAATCATGTTTTAACTGGCGTACCACCAGAAGCAAAAAATTATGATGATATTAAACGATTAGTGAGAGAACCAGTCGGAACTATCATTGCTGACGAGCGAATAGAACTACTTATGAGCGAATATAAGCAAATACGGCACGAAATTAGCCCTACAGGTCTACTGGCTCAAAGATGCGATCAAATCAGGCTTGAAATATTAAAATTTATGGACAAATCTGAAAATGTTAATGACGATGATAGCAAAGATAAATATATTCTTAGAGATAGAACCGGGAAAAAAATTGCAAGTTATAGCAAAAATAAAAATGGGACTTTTATATTTAGGTAGCATTATATATAAAAAATAAAAAGAAGGTATAAAATGAAAGCAATAGCAATAATATTAATTTTAATAAATATAGCTCTTGGTATTTTTTCAAAATTACAAATTATTCCATTTGAAATAAATCTGTTCTATTGGGGGGTATGGGGATGGATGTGTAGTTTAATGTTATTAACTATCAGTAAAAGGAGGTAAAATGAAAATAGGTGCTTTGTGGTTGAAAGAAAAAGACGGCAAAAAATATTATTCAGGAACAATTGAGTTTCCAGGAATAAAATTAAATTTTGCAATTTTTAAAAATGAAGAGAAACAGCAGGATAATTAGCCGGATTATAACATCGTCTGGAGTCCTGCAAAGAAAAATAATTCAGAAGATATTCCATTTTAAGGAGGGTGGTAAGAAATGAAAAAAATAATATGGGCTTTAAAACAATTATTGCCATTGCGATATAAATCAAAATATAGCTATCTTTCTAATGGGGAAATAAAAGGTAATACAGTATTTTTTAATATGTGGTTTGGAAAATGTTTTAATATTAAATATATTTTTGGGAATGATTTCCAGGAGGTAATTAAATGATTAAAAAAAATAAAGAAAAAATTCCGAAATGTTGTGAATGTAAATATTATAGATTTTTACTTACATTTCCTATGTGCGGAGCTATTGGATATAAAAGTTGTCAGGATGTTTGGGGTTCAGAAGAATGTATTCATATATTTAAAGAAAAGGAGAGAAAAAGAAATGAATATTAAAATTAAAAACTTATTAATCGAGGCCGGATATTATAGAGGCGAAACACCTGCATTATTTCATATCGAAATTTTTGAAGGAAAATTCCCAGCGCCTTTATGCCTCATAAATTTAAAAATTTATAAATTTGTATTAACTATTCATATCACAAAAAAAGGAGTAATACTATGACAGATAAAAATTTACCAGCAACAAAAGAATCATTGACAGGACAATTCTTACAGCATTTCGGGAAATCATTAAAAGAGTATGCAATTAGAAAATACGATGAAACTGCGTTTTTGAAATCTGCAATGATTGCAATTGTCGAAAAACCTGAACTTGTCGAAGTTCTTAAAACTGAGCAAGGGAAATTATCAGTTTATAATGCTCTTCGATATGCAGCAACAACAGGATTATCTCTGAATCCGGCAGAAGGGAAAAGCGCATTAATTGGATTTAAGGGAAAAGATGGAAATTTTAAAGTTTCATATCAAATTATGAAAAATGGAATGGTTGATCTTGCTCTGGAATCCGGCAAAGTTGAATTTTTAAGTTCTGATTTGGTAAGACAAAATGATAAATTTGAGCTAAAAAAATCCATGCAAGGAGACGACTATAATTTTATTCCTGCTATGAAAGATAGGGGTGAAGTTATAGGATTTTTTGCAGCATTAAAATTAAAATCTGGTGCAACACATGTAAAATGGATGACAGTAGAAGAAATTAATGAAATGCGTGATAGTTATTCAGCAACTTTTAAATATAATCCGGAAAATTCCCCCTGGTCAAAATCATTTAATGGTATGGGACTGAAAACTGTAATGAAAGCGTTGCTACGCAATATAAGTATTTCTCCAGAAATTGACAATGCCGTTGGTGCAGATGATTTTTATGAAACAGATTTTAAAAGCTATGGAACTCCCGAAACAGCAATAAAAAAAATTGAAGCTGCAGACGAAAAGGTTGTTGCTAAAAAAGAACCGGATGATTTATTATAATATAAAATTATATTGCGCTATTGTCCCAGGGAGGACGAATTATAAAAATAATTTATGCCGGTTCGAGTCCGGCAAGCGCAGGAGGGACGGGAATGTTTTCAATCCGCAAATGGTTTTATGGAAAAATTGATAATTATATAATGAAACATCACACAGACCAATTTATTCATAAAACGAAAATAAAAGATGAAATTAAAAATAGAATAGATAATGCTGTCGCATATAATAATAAACTTCGGGATAGACAGGAAAAGGAAAATTTAGATGCTCAGAAAATTCAATATGAAATTCAGGAATACGGTTATATTGCAGAAATTGAACGCCTTGAAAAAACAGTTGAAGACATTTTAATTATGAAAAAAAAGGTTATGGATCTATATTATACGACATATTCCAGAGCAAAAGAACTGGCATTAATTACAGCAGAAAATCAGCACGAATCAAATACAATAATGAATAATGTCGGAGATAGTATGCGCAGACTGGACAGAATTGGCGAAAAAGCAAACGCAGCAGTAAAAGAAATTGAAAACAAAAAAGAAGACGAAGAAGAAATTTTAAGGATAAAAACATGAGAGAATTTAAATTTAGAACATGGAATAGAATATCTAAAAAGATGATTTATACAGATATTTTTAACTTTTCTGAATTTACTGGAATTATGCAATATACAGGATTAAAAGAAGGATAAAAACATGACAATAAAACAACAATTAAAAAAAAGAGAAATTAAAGATAAAAATGGGAAATTAATAGGATATAAAGGACAGGTAAAATTTACACCAAATCCAAAAATTGTAGGTTTTGCAGGAATGATAAAATTAAAAAATGGTAAAAAAATACCATATATTGATCCAAAATGGAGGCAAAAATGAAACCCTCTGAACATTTCTCACTTGCAGAAATTACTTGCCGTTGTGGATGTGGGCAGGCATTAATAAACGAAAAACTTTATGAAATTTTAGAAAATTTTAGAGTTCTTATCGGTAGCTTAAGAATGATAACACATTGCGTAAATAGATGTCTTGATCATAATAAATCAATTTATGAAAATTCGTATAAACGACAGGGTAAAGTTTTTGATTTGGATCACGACCAGGATTTACGCCGTGTTGTATTTGGTAGCAAACACATAGCAGGCATGGCCTGGGATGGACATGCAGATAGAATAATTATTAAAGAATTACATTTATGGGCACTTGAAGCCTGGGATCAAAATATTTTACCTGGAGGTTTAGGTCTTTATAATTGGGGTATACATATAGATTCAGGAAGGAAGAGAAAATGGCAGGGATAAAATGATCCTATACCTAATAATATATATAATTTCAGGGATAAAAAATATTCAGAAAATTTTTAATAGAATATTTAAAAAGAAAAGGAAAATACTATGAAAATATTTTTAAAAAAGACTAAAGAAATCGAACCAGGTGATTGCGATGGATGTTATCTTATTGGGAAACAAAAGTGTGATGAATATATAGACCTTTGTATAAGAAAAAAAATAATTTTTAAAAAAATGACAGATGAAGAAGTAAATGAATATTTATATAAATTATATTTGAAAGCAAACAAATTAAGAAAAATATTAGAAAATGAGGACAAAAATGCTAAATAACAAAAAATACATTCTACAGGAAATGAAAAACATAGCTATGACATACAATGGTCGCTATGGAAAATATGAAATATCTCATACGAATAGAATCTGGAAAAAAAAGGAAAATTCTGATTGGTATACATCTGTTGATGAAGAAAATAAAAAATATTATATTTATGTACAGGGATCAAGAGGTGGTAAAGACTGGTGGGATAATTTAAGAGTTCTTCCTGTATTCTGGCCGTTTGTGAAAAAATTTAAATATGATTACAAAAAATTGCATTATGGACATTATCAGCATGCAAAAAGAATTTTTGATGAAGAGATTGAAAATATTTTCAGATATACCCAAAAAGGATATACTATTTGTTTGCGAGGTCATAGTCTGGGCGGTTCAGTTGCTAATATTTTAGCTTTTATGTTTTTATATATAGTAAAAGATTTGGAAGTTATTACTATGGGAGCAAACAAAAGTCTTGATAAAAATGCTCAAAAAGAAATAAATAGACTTTTTGGTGATAAAATATTGCAAATAAGACATAAAAACGATCTTGTTACTTATGTAGTTCCATTTATGACAGTTCCCGGTAAAATATTACAATTAGGAAAAAGATCAAAATTTAAATTAATTAAAAATTTAATCATGATAAAAAAATGGCGCAAAAAATATAATTGTGATCATAATCCTAAAAACTATGTTGAATTATTTGAAAAAGAGGTAATGAATGAAAAACGATAAAATAAAATCTTTAATAAAATTAATAGAAGAAAATCCAGAACTTGAAGTACTTTGTAAAGTTGAAGATGATTTATTTTGCGGTGAACCATATTCTTGGTTTTTAGGCAAAATTGGGAATTGCGAAATTTGTGATTATTATATGCCATCTGAAAGAATTTATATAAATGACGAAATTTATGACGAACTAAATAATAATTATGATTTAGATAATTTATCTGAGGAAGAAATAGAATTAAAAGTTGATATTGATTATGAAGAAAAAAAAGCAGCAGAAGAAATAAAAACAGCAATTTTTGTAAATATTGTTGTATAAGGAGGTAATGAATGCGTGAAATAGATTATAATTCCCAAAGAGATAATTTTAATTTTGATGGCGGTTTTTCAGGATATAAACAATGTTTTTCAACTTGTGCCTGGATGTTCCTATCTTATTATGGACAATTTTATGATGGGACAGACGATGCAATGTTAAAAAATTATGTAGATGAAGTTGAAGCAGAGGTTGGAAAGGCGGGAATTGCAGAAGAAATTAAAAAAAAATATAGCTGGATTAAAGGTAAAACTTCTTACTGGGCATTAGTGCAGCAGGCAGCTATACAAGATTATTTGCCAAATAAAAAAATAATTTTTGATGAATTTTATGATATTGAAGATTTACGAAGTTTAGTAATCAAGGGACCTGTTATTATTCATACTTCAAAAATTGGTGGATTAAAAGGAGGTCATATAATTTTGTTAGTAGATTATTTGCCGAATGTCGATGTATTTGTAGTTAATGACCCTTTTGGAGATGCAAGAAGTAACTATAAAAATGATAATGGGAAAGAGATTCCTTATAGATTTGACTGGCTTAAAAAATATATTAATAGGGGGAAAGGGAAATGTCTGGTAATTTATGCAGAATAAAAGGTTATAAATGTACAATTTGTAAAAAAAATAAAGCAAATTGGCAAAATATTTTAAATGATGTACCAAAAGAAAAAATTTGTATTGATTGTTTAATGAATATAATAGATGAAAAAACATTATTTTTAGAAAAAATTAAAATGATAATTAAAGTAAAAAACTATTCTGATTATAAATTTAAAAAATTTATTAATAAGAAGGCTTTTGAATATGGTTTTGAGGAGATAATATGAATAAAATAAAAAACATTCTAAAATTCCAATGGCTAAGTAAGAAATTTTTTATAAGATTATTTTTGCTGATTATTGCTTTTGGACAAATCAAAGCAATATATGGACAAATAGATTATAAATTCGCACTTGGTCAAATGGGGTTTGTATCTGTATTAATCGGATTATATACAGTCGAAAAAATTAAAAAATAATTTTTTAAATCGGTGGTGGAATGGATAAATATCTATCAGAAAGAAACAGGCTTGAAGAATATCTAAATTTAAAAAATGTTTCTTATAATAAAAAGAAAAAAACTTACAGATGTCCAAATCCTAATCATATAGATGAAGACGAGTCAGCAATTTTATATAAAAATGCTACAGGGCATGTTTTATACTGTCCTGTATGTTCTGAATCATGGTCAATTTTAGAGGTTTGTGGTTTTTTAGATGGCCTGACTGATTTTAAAGATAAATTAAAATCTGTAAGGAAAACATTTAATATTATAGAAAAAAAATATTTACCATTTCCTGAAGACAAAGAATCAATAAACAATCAAATTAAAAATATTGCTAAAAATAAAAAATGGGGAGAGATAAAAGGAAGTTGGAAATATTATAATAAAAAAAATGAAGTGATTGCTCTGGATGTAAGGTTTGAAACTGAAGGAGAGCGAAAAATAATAATAACTTTCTGGTATGATGGTCATTTGACCTGGCAGAATACGCCTGTTTTTATCTATAATTTACATTTAATATCAGATGATAAATTAATATTGATTCATGAAGGGGCAAAATGTGCAGATATTGGCCAGAAAAATTTGCTAGAATTTATTAATATTTCCTGGTCCGGTGGATGTGGGAAAGCACATCTTGCAGATTGGTCGATTATAAAAAATAATAAAAAAATATATATATTGCCTGATAATGATGCTCCCGGCATAAAAGCTGCACAAAAAATAAAAGAACAGCTCCCACACGCAAAAATTATTAAACCTCTTGACAGCATAAAAGAAAAAGGTGCAGATATTGAACAAATTCTGCAAAATTTTTCTCCTGAAGAATTTATGGAATTAATGGAGGAGGAGCTGATAACCTCTACGGTTTCCTCAACAAGTTTGGAGCCACCACCCTCCAACCTTCAACCAGAACCAGCTAAAAATATCGGCTCCTCCTCCATTAATTCTGTCCCTTTTAAAATTTTGGGCATTGGAGATGATGGAAAAGCGGCGTTTATAACAGAGGCAAATAGATTAGTCTTTAATAGTTTAGATTCTTTATCAAAAAATAAACTGATGGTCTTGGCTAATCGTGATTACTGGTATGAAAATTATAAAAATAAAGATGGGAAAATAAGCTGGGACACCGCTATTGATGATATAATCCGTATAGCTCAGGAAAAAGATTTCTCTGTAGATGATATTCGGGGCCGTGGAGCCTGGCGAGACGGAGATAAAATCAGTTACCATGATGGATATCAAACTTTTGGAGAATATGCAAAAAACAAAATTTATTTAAGATTACCACGACAGGATATAGGTATCCAGGATAAACCGGTAAATCCTGATATTACAAGTAAAATTAAAGAAAATGTTTTTAAGATGAGTTTTGAAACATTGTCCGATGCTGTCCGGTGTTTAGGCTGGGCTGCGATTGCTCCTTTTGCGGGAGTTTTGAAATACCGTCCTTCAATTTTGCTTACCGGACCGTCCGGTTCTGGAAAATCTGTTGTACAATCATTATTATTAAAAAAATTAACAAATTTTCTATGGGTAGATGCTGCTGAAACTTCCGTTGCAGGCGTACGGGGAAAATTAAAATATGACAATGGGGCGGTATTTTTTGAGGAGGCCGACAAAGATACTGAAAAAAAGAAAGTCCAGGTTAATAATATTTTTTCTTTCATGCGTGCAAATTTTACGGATGATGCCCCGGACGCTTTAAAGGGTACTAAAGAAGGCGGGTTCACAAGTTACAAAATGAACGCAATTTTCGGATTTGCAAGTATTGATCCTACAGTTGAGCATGTCGCAGACGAAAATAGAATTTTTAGAATTAATATGATAAAACCGCAAAATTCAGATGAATGGAAAAGTATTGAAGATACATTATTAAAATTACTTTCTGATAAAAACTGCAGAGCAATTAGAGCTTTAACCTGGTCAAAATTAAAAAATATTTTTACTCTTGCTGATAGAATTGTAGATATTATACGAGAAAAAACAAAAAAAGATTTTCGTTCCAGCTATGCAGATTCTCTTCTTGCAAGCGCTTTTATAATTGTTTGGGACGGAATAGAAAATCCAACTGATGAACAATTAGACAAAATGTTGGATAAATATTTTGCATATCAACCAGTCGAAGAGCATCGAGATGATGCAGAAGAATTAATTGAGAGGCTGCTTGATGAAACAATTGAAATACTCGATTCTCACGAAAGACAAAAAATTACAATCATGGAAGCCCTGACAAAAATATATGAAAATGAATTATTGGAAAAAGAAATTCAAAATATAAAGCTGCATGTAGCACGATGCGGAATAAGGATTGTAGATGAATCAAACATTGCGATAGCGAACCGGCATCATATAATATCAAAAATTATAAATAGAGGGGCTGGATACAACAAAATTTTTAAAAGGCATAAGGGATTTATTGAAGGTCAACGAAGTGTATATTTTTTCGATGGTGGTAAGCCCAGGCGTTGTACTATTATAAAAAATATATTGCAAAAAAAAGATGATTTAGGAGGGTTAATGTTTTGATAAAATTAAATAAAATAATACATGCCGATTGCATGGACATTATGGCTGATATACCTGATAAATATTTTGAACTTGCGATTGTTGATCCGCCTTATGGGATCGGAAAAACATGGAACAAAAATAAATTTTCAAGACATAAAAATAAAAAAACAACATATAAAAATAATACTATCCCAAATGAAAATTATTTTAACGAATTAATTAGAATTTCTAAAGATTATATAATATGGGGAGCTAATTATTTTAAATTTGGATGGCCTACAAAAAATGTTATTATTTGGGATAAGGTTTGTAAATGGGAAAAACAAAATATGGGTGAGGCCGAAATAGCAATTACAAATTTAAATCATCGTCCGATTTCTATTTATAGACATCAATGGACTGGGGCATTAAAAGGAACGGAAAATGGAAAAATAAAAACTATTCATCCGCATCAAAAACCAATCGCATTATATCGATGGCTATTGCAAAAATATGCCAAACCAGGAGACAAAATAATAGATACCCATTCCGGATCTGGATCTCTTGCCTGTGCGTGTCATTTAGAAAAGTTTGAATTTATTGCAATCGAAAAAGATATTGATTACTGGAAAGATAGCGTGAAGCGTCTTGATGAATTACGAAGTCAAGGGGTTTTATTTTGAAAGCCCTCAGAGAATACCAAAAAGAAATATATCTTGAAGCAAGAAAACAACTGGCAATTCATAGATCAATTTGTATTCAATCAGCGACTGGCAGTGGTAAAACTGTTATTTTCGCATCAATGGCAGAATCAGTATATTCAAAACAAAAATCTGTCTGGATTATCGTAACAAGAAAAGAATTACTAAATCAGTCCAGCAAACATTTACAAAAATGGTCGGTACCTCATAATTTTATAAAGCCTGGATTTAAGGAAAGTAAAGCGTTTTTAGTTCATGTTATAAGTTCAGATAGTTTAATCAGAAGATTGAAAAAAATTAAAAAATTTCCTGACTTAATAATTTTTGACGAATGCCATATTATGCTTGATCGGCAAAAGAAAATTATAGATTATCTTCCGGAAAAAACTAAAATAATCGGATTTACTGCTACACCGGAACGAACAGACGGACGGGGACTATCGGAAGTATATAATATATTAATAGAAGGGAAATCAATTCCTTGGCTGACAGAAAATGGTTATCTTTGTCCGCTTAGATATTTTTCACCTCCGATTGAAGGCTTAGACAAAATTAAAATTAGAGGTAGCGAATATGATGAAGAAGAGCTTGAAATATTATTACAGAGACGAAAAATTTACGGGAAAGTTATTGAGCATTATCGCAAATGGGGAATTGGAAGACAGGCACTTATTTTTTGCAGATCTGTAAAGTCTGCTGAAAAAATGGCTTTGCAATTTCAGGAAAGTGGATTTAAATTTTATAATATTGACGGAAAGATGTCTGATAGATACAGATTTGAATTGGTTGAAAAATTAAATGCTGGGGAAATTGACGGTCTTTGCGGTTGTGATGTTTTTATATATGGAGTAGATGTTCCCCGTGTCAGTTATGGTGCAATTATCAGACCGACATTATCAAGGACAGTTTATTTTCAGTCTATCGGACGGATTTTAAGACCATTTAGAGGCAAAAAAGATGCTCTATTTTTCGATCATGTTAATAATCTGCTCGAACATCAAGAGCCGGAATATCCAGGTATCCCTCCTCATTATTTAGAAAAAATTAACTGGAATTTTTACGGGACACAAAAAAGAAAAAAAATAAAAGATAAAGGAAATCCGAAACTTTGTGTTTACCTTGATTTTATGTATTGCGCAAATCCGCATTGTAGTACCTGCCCACATAATCCGGATAAGACAATAAAAGATTGCCGTAAGCCGATGATAATAGTTCCAGCCGAATTAAAAGAAAAAACTCCAGTAAAAATTTCAGAAATGAATTTTGATGAAAAAAGAAAATATGAAGATAATATTTGTTCAATAATTCTTGAATATAAGAAAAATGAAGGGGAAGAACCGGTTAAAAAAATGCTTGCAATTGCAAAAGATTGCGGTTACTCTGTTTTTTGGGCTTATCATCAATTAGCGAACGAAAATAATTTTGCCATAAATGTACCTCTTCTTGCAATAATTGCAAAAATAAAAGGATACAAGCCTGGATGGATTTGGTTTGCAAAGAAAAAATTGAAGGTAAGAAAATGAATAAAAAAATACCATGTGAAATTTATAGTAGAGTAGTTGGATATTACCGTCCTGTTGCGCAGTGGAACAAAGGAAAACAGGAGGAATGGAATGAAAAAATTTTTTATAAAATTCCTGTTGAAAAGTTAAGACATGAGCAAATTAATGCTCATGTCTTTTAGATTTTTGTTTATAAAATTTTCTTTTATAATTGTTATATTTGGCCCATGCAATATATTTTTCAATTCCTTCAGGTAGACTAATAAATTTAGAATAAAGTGCTTGCTCTTTGTTATTCATAACATCCCTCCTTTTTTAGGGAGCGCCCCCCCAAATTTTTAAATTTTTTTATAATCATATTCGATTCCACTCTTTATCATTTGCTCATTCATTTTTTTAGCTTTTTTTAAACATTCTACACAAAACCAGGCATGTCCAAAAATTGTATAATATAAAGTACAATCTTTATTCTTTTTTTTGCAGCATTCGCATTTTGTTTTCATAATAATTTAATCCTTTTTTTATTGCTTCTTTATATCTTCCATAAGAAATATTCCCTTCTATATAAAGTTCAATAACTTTTTTAGTAACTTTCCCTTCTTCTGCACAAATAGAAGTTATTATTCTTAATCTATCTTGCTTGGTTAATTTTTTCATATTATAAATTATCACAAAATTTATTAAAATCTTTTTCGGACATTCTGCTACCTAACTCTGCTAGAACATAATCAAAAGAAAGATCTGTTCCTTCTCTATAATCATACATTAAATCAATTACTATCTTTTGGAGCATTTCTGTTGATTGTTTTTTTATAGTTTTAATAATTTCGTTCATAATTTCTCCCCGGCCGAAGCCTTAAATAATTTGTTATACTCAAATATAACACTATATATGTGTGTTGTCAAGTACTTTTTTTATTTTTATTGACTTTTTTTCACTTTCTTCTATATAATACAATAAATGTGTCATATTAATTGCAAATACGAAAATTATAACGGTGATTGTAGAAAACCATATAATAAACCATGTCCTGATATTCCCTTCCTATGTTTAAAATGCGATAAAGAAATTTTTGAATATGAATTAATAGAAAATAAATGTCCTCATTGCGGTTATGAATATGGGAAATAAAGAAAGAGATATAATAAATAATCGATTATTAAATTTAAAAGAAAATGAAAGATTATTTAGAATTAATTCTGGTATGGGATGGTCTGGTAAAATACAAAAAAAGGGTAAATATACAATTATAGAAAATGCCTTTCCCCTTCATGCGGCACCTGAAGGTTGGCCGGATCTTTGCGGATGGACAGAGGTAGAAATTACCCCGGATATGATCGGGGAAAAAATAGCAATATTTACAGCAGAAGAAATAAAAGCAACAGGGCAACTTTCAAAAAAACAAAAAATTTTTAGAGACATAATCCAAAAAATGGGTGGTATTTTTCGAATAATAAAAAATTAAATTTTTTTTAGAAAACTTTGTTTTTTACTTGACAACACACCAATATAGTGTTATATTTAAGTAACAAATTAAGAAAGTCTAAAGGGAGGAAATTATGAATAAAATTATTAAAAAAAGAATTTTTAAAATAGATGGATTAAAATATAGACTTTATTACCAGGATTGCGAAGAAAGTCAATCAGCTATCCGCAAGATAGATCTTGCTGTTGAAGTATATAACGCAGTTAAAAGAGCAATCAGGGATTCAGAAAATATTTTGAAAGGAAAATAATTATGGTAAAAATAAAAATAGAATGTGTGGGTTGTGGACATATAGAATATGTTGGTATAGAACAAAGAGATCAGCCGTTCTGTCCTAAATGGTTTATGCCTATGATGGCAACTTCTGTTATAGCAAAAACAAAGGAAGATCAGGAGAAATAACATTATGATAGACAATAGACTATTAGAAGCTTTCAGAATGTTTACAGATGATGAACTTATTCTTTTATATGGTGCTTTAGAAAATAAATGTTTTTGTAATATTTCTGAAGATTTACTTCATAATTTATATAAAATTATGAATGAGAGAGGTCTCTAATGCCAAAAGTAAAACAAATAGGAAAATTTGAGTATAAATATGAATGTGAGTGTGGCAAAGAAATTACATTTTATACCGATGATCCTAAGATAACACAAGTAAAAAAATGTTTTAATTGCCAACATAAAATTAAGGAGAAAATTTAATATTTAAATTTTTATACTTGACTTTTAAAAAATTTTAAGTAAATTTTAAAAAGGAGGACAAAACATGAAAAAAATAATTAAAATTTTATTAATGATATTTCTAACATTTAATTTTTACTGTGGAGGAAGTGATACTGCTGATAATAATGACGATAATACAGTAATTATTACAAATCCTGACGCAGATAATCCAGTAGAGGTAGTTGGTCCGGTTCCACCTGCAGAATTTGGAACTGTAAAGGTAGTTTTCTATACATCAGAATCAACCAAATTTTACGATGGAAATACTATCTGGGAGTGGAAAACTGGAAATATCAAAAAAGCAACAAACAGAATTTATACATCAGGGAATGTTATCTATAAACTTGACGAAAGAGGCGAAACTATTGCAAGTAGAAATCTTATAATTGAACCTGATGCAGTTGCAATTAATCCTGAATATATTGCATCCAGGGGAGAAATTCAGGAAGAGATTAATTTAGGTGAATCTGATATCTGGATTATAGAACATATTCTCCCTCAAGAAGCTTACGATATGGGAGCTCTTTATAAAGATTATACAAAAATATATTTAAATAGTATAGAACAGGGTAATTGGTTTGATAATCAGTATTTTTGCGAAAAAATAGTAGTATTAAATGACGATATTTGGGGACAAATTACAACAGGTGCCTGGAAACATTTGAACGGCAGTAAAACAAATATTAGAATTGTAGTTGAAAACGGCTTTGCTATATGGGATTATAATTCAAGTGCACATACTGCAATTATCAATAATATTGCAGTAAGTTGGACAACAAATTTTTTAAATGGTGCTAATCATTGGCTAAAATCGGGTGATACTTGGTATAGTCAAAATGGTTACACCTGGGACGGAACTACACTAGTAGAAAATGGCTCAACAATGCTGAATTGGAGAATGCGTCCATACGATACCGGATATTCTGAAGGAGTTGTTATTATCCCCGCTGGAACTCGCTATGAAAATGGAGAAGATGTATTATACTGGATTGAGTGTAATTCTGGACATGTAATTAGATATGTTCCAAGCGTCGACCAATATCAATTATCAATTCGTCTTTATACAGGAGATGGTTATAGATCAACAGGTTTAGCTTTGCAGCAAACATTAAGCCCCGTAATTGCAAATGATTATTTATATTTTATTTACGATGCAAACACATATAGATATAGTTTTATAACTGGATTAACATCTCATTTTACGGAAGGAGTTTCTGAAATTTGGGAATTTTAATTTTAAGCCCCTAATTATAGGGGCTTTTTTTATGAATAAATTAAATTTATCTTTTCTGTTTCCTCTAATAACCATGCTTGAGCTTTCTTTAACGCTGCATTATCCCCCTGTATCTCTAATTCATTTTTCATTTGGCCGGCTCTAACAATTGCCCCTTGAATACGCAGATCTTTTTCTTTTTCTTTTTCTACTGCTGATAAATTTTCTATTCTTTCAGTTTCTAATTGTTCAGTTATTTCCATTTTTTGTTCTTCAGTAAGATTTTTTTCCTCAATAGAATTTTCAGGTTTTTCTATTCCTAGAATATCTATAATTGTCTTTTCCCATTTTTCATTTTTATTCCAGAAAATTTTCCCTCTATTATCAATAATTTTTTCTTTTTTTTTGGTCACGACTGCACCTGCCTGTGTAGCTTCAATCATCAAATTTTTAATAATCTCGGCCTCTTCATCATTTATAAAAAAATCTGTAGGAGGTAAATCAAAATATATTGCATTTTCAATTAACATTTCTTTATATTTATTATCTAATTCTTTCGCAAGAGGATAAAGTTGTTGCTCCTGTAATTCAACAATTTGTTTTTTCCTGAATTTACATTCTTCAAAAAATTTTGTTTGATCTGCTTTAGTTTTTGCAGTTTTGCAATTTTCTTTTGCCTGCAATGCTTGCTGTGCATATAGTTCCATCTGTTTTTTTACTTTTTCGATGTTTTTAAAAACTTCAATATCTTTAATTTTTTCATTTACAATTTTTTTTGTTGCTTCAGGATCGATGAACCCACCAGCATCGCCAATCCCGATTATTACATCATATCCATCTATATTTTTTGTTTTAATTATTTGCATTTTTTTCTCCTTAATATGTTATTGCAAAATTTGTACCGATTGTACTATCTCTTGTATTTGTTCCTATACGGGGTGTTCCATTTGTTCCATCTGTTACAATGTTATATGCAGCGTCTAACCCAGAATAGGTATTTCCGTTTGAATCTCCTCCTCTCGGATAAGAATTTACTCCATCCAAATTCTTCATGCGGACTTTATGATAATGCCCTTGTCCTTGATCTTCCTGCATTTCCCCAAGTTCTACAGGACCCACTTTTGTACGACCGTTTACAGTTGCATCTCCAATATTTTTTAATGATAAACCCCTTGTGTCGGGCAATACAAGATATGTTCCTGATGTACTCCTGGTTGTTCCCCCTGCATCGGATGTTTTGTAAAAAGCTGGTGCTGTTGCATTGTTTGCATCTCCGCAATAAACAGCTGCTGACAAAAGAGGATATGATGAAATTAAAATTACTTGTCCTTGCAATAATAAAACTCTATCTCCGTTTGCAATTGGAGTTCCACTTTTCCAGTATGTTACACCGATACCTGGACCAATTGCGTATCCCCGTGCCAGAGCCTGTAAAAATTGTGCGGTATCTGGTGCTTCTGTAACTCCGTCAGGGGTTAGACCTGCATAATCCATTAAGGCCTGAGCTCTGCCCCAAATATCATTTATTAATAATTCAACAAATTCAGTTCCGTCTCCCGCTCCAGGCGCGGTTACATTTACAGCTTTTGTATCTGGAAAACTTGCTCCATCTGTATTAATAAAACTCGCTAAATAATCTATCATTTTATTTCCTCCAAAAATTAAACATAAACTATAACTAACCCAGCCCAAGAAAAAAGTGGTTTATATTGCAAAATTAGCCTTCTAAATTCTGCTCTTCTTTGTATAGGAATCGGAGCAATATCTATATCTGTCAATTCATCTGTTATAGGATCACGGGTAGCCTCTCCTCCGACAAAAAATATTAATGGCCAATATCCAGCAATTCCCGGTATTTCATATTCAATCGGAATTAATGTAATACTATCATATTGTCCTGCTAGAGAATTTGGCTCTCCACATTGTGCTAATAATTCATCACATAAAATTGTATAATTCGGAAGCTGATTAAATATTTCTCCATTAACCAGTAATTCTCCCCCCACTCTTCCGCAATACGCTTCCAATTCCCCGCATTGTGGATCGTTCCCGCCTGGCAATAAATCTTCACAAGTCATTTGAAATGCCTGATCTAAAAATATAGCCGGATCCACTGCCGGAGAATTGGCATGTACATAAACATCAAATCCTGCTTCCCTTAATTTTTGTTCTAAAATTTCATAAGTTGGCAATTTGTTTTTTTTGAACATTATTGAGGCTAATCTTTCTCTACATTCCTGTTCGGTACTACCTGATACAGGAATTACTGCATACTCTTTTTCAAGATCGCTTAGAATCGAAGTTCTATAAGGATTACGTAAATTCCTTAATTTATCCAGATCATTTTTTATAACCTCAGAATTTTCGGCAATTCCTTCAAAAAGCAAATCATAATCATCGTCGCTGGCTGGTTCCCAGAAACTCCCTTCCGGCAAAAGTGCATTTAAAACATCTCTACTAAGCATTAATAGGTAATTCCTCCTAATTTAAACAATTCTCCCTGAAGGGCCGTATATAACGGTATTGCTACCCCAACAACAAGCCCAAAAGTCACGGTTTGTGCAGTCGCTCCATAAGATTTTAAAACATCTTGAAGAACTTCTGAGATTGAAACATTTGTTATTGAATCGTTCCTTTCTTGCGGAATATCAACCCCATCCACATATGGAACAATATTTCTTAAATATAAATCCATAGCGTCTTCAATATCAGCCTTGCAAGCTGATTCTTGGGCAGCAGAAACCGTTAAATTATTAATATCCAGAAAAACTGAAGTTCTAATAATTGGTTCCACCCAGAGAGTTGCATCCGTAAGACCTAATACGGATCTGCTTTCCCCCGTAATCTGATCTGTATTAATTGCATCCCTAACATTATCCAGCAACGAAGTAGGCGCAATCCCGTCAGCATCAATTGTTGTTGTCGCTTCTACATATATAGTTCTATCCCCCGGATAACTTGTTCCGGTTGGACGACCAGAATATGCAAAAGCTCTCCTGCATCCGGTAACTGCTTCTGCCCAAATTTTATGATCAGTCGGATTGGCTCCTCCGGTAACTGCCCGTTGTGCAAAAATTACCCGTGGTCTATAATCTGCATCTGTTTCTTTATCTACACCAAGCGTGAGAGTATCGGTAACAGTTGCAACTGTATCAACACCGGATATTTGAGCAGAAATAAAAAGCTCCTCTCCATTATCAAGATTTCCGTCTGTTCCTGATTCTACACAACGCAAAGATAAAGTCGCAACGCCTGCAACTGAAACAACATCTGCTTCTGTTTTATATCTGATTCCACTTGAATCACTTGTAAATTCTGTTTGTGCTGGGATCGTTATGCCTGTTGTAGCACTTATTTCAGCTTCCAGAACTGCAACAACGGCTTGTTTTCGAGGAGTTGATTCATTGTCTCCTATAACATCCAGACCTTCGTTCGTTGCCGTAATTGCCAAATTTTGCAAAACTGCATCAGCTGCAAATTTATATAATCCTGAATCCTGACCTGCTTCAGACATCGCAAGAACTTTTAAGAACGATTTTTCATTATCAGGAGCATCCTGACCAATATTTCCTTCAAGCCTTGATAAATGTGCCTGATATAATTGATCTGTCGTAGGAATTGGATATGCCATTTATAACCTCTCACTTGCCGGATTAAGTGCCTGCATAATCCAACGAATCCCATTTTTTTGTAACAAAAATTCTGCTGCTGTTCCTGAAGGTGGCGTAATTAAAATTTTAGTTTTTAAATTATTTAAATTTGGATTTGTTACTGTTATATCAATTTTACTCGCAAGATTTGTGTCTTTCATCCATTTTAAAGCGAGCGTTGCATCGTCTGTAGTTTCATTAATAGTTTTTATATCAATTATAGTCCGTTGTCTTTCAAAATTAGAACCAATTTTTTGACTTTCTTTTCTCATTAAAGAATTTCCCCACCAGCCTGGTTTTGTAAAAAGAGATATCAAAACAGAATTGTGCACTCCTTGATCCATGATAGGCTGACCTCCCTTGAACGTCATAGACGCTCCATTTTCTGTCAATTTAACAGCCGGATCCCCTTGAAATCTATTTTTTCTTATCATGAAGTTTTTACCTCATCAATTTTTGCTAAACTTAAATCTAAGGTCAGAGTCCCAGCTGATCCTGATCCATCATCTTTTGTTGCTAAGGCTGCATTTATAGCAGTTACAAGAGTCTGTAACGCTGTATTTAATTCTGACCATCTAACCGCATTATCAGCATTCCCATTTAATTCAATTTCTCCTGCACTATTCAATTTTAATCTTGCTAATTTTGTTGTAACCGGATTGTCTGTACTATATATTTCTTTCTCCCCTGGATCTGTTTCCGGTTCTAAATTATCCGTTGTTTCAATCCCAATTTGCGAACTTTCTTCTGCATCTGCTACAAATACACGACTCCCGATTGCAGGATTATAATCCTCCCCGGATCCTGGCATTAATTCAACTGTTCTTATATCATCCTCTAACATTTCGACCTGCAATAAAATTCTATTTTTATCGCCATCTTTATTTTTTGCGATTGAATGCCCTTTTATAATTCCTATTCCAGCCACGGTTCTTTTATCTCTCCTGTTGTATATACAGATGGCGGTTTCAATTTCAAAACGCCTGTTGATCCAGATGCGACATAATCAAGTTCTACTTGATTTATCAAAAATGTAAAGCCATTTTTTATTTCCAATTCCGGGGAAATAACGGTTATTGTTGTATTCGGTTTCCAAATTTTCCCGTTTTCATCAAAAATTGTATTAACTGGAAAACTTAAAGGCATCGAATCTGCAGCAACTTTATTTTTTCTCCATTCGGCCGCATTTTTCGCCTGACCTGGAATACTATCACCTGCCGAAAAAGTTAAAAATCTATTTATCGGTACCGCGTTGTCTGTAGCAGTTCCAGATTTTCTTGCCCTATTAGACCTGGAAGATGAGGCAATTGCTTTATAAAATTTAAATCTATTTCGACCGTTAAATTTTGCTAAATATTGATCGCTTATACCTGTCTCAACTCTAATTGTTCCAACAGGTTGACTATTAGTTTGTGCTTTTGTAATTAATAAATCTCCCCTAATTGTACAGGAAAGAAGATAACCTCTCTGAATTGCTAATTTTTTTAAATGATCAAAAATTTTATCAGTTTGCTTCGCAGAAACTCTTGGAAATTTAATCTCCTGATAAACCATTTTTCTCCCCTGCACTGCCTCAAAAACTTCTACATCTGCATTATATTTTTTGATTACTTTTTGTGATTCATCAAAGGCTGTTTTTTGCAAAGAATTTAAAAATGTTTTATCTGCATCAAAACTTAATTCTTTTTCTTTAACACGGACATATCTTTCTACCGGTACAGATTGCCATTTATAAAGTTCAACTCCTGCATCAATTAATACATTTATTCCGAATTTTTCACATTGTTGTTTACATCGTGCAAGAAGACCAATGTTATTTGCTTCATATGGATATACAACTGTCGAATCAATTATATCAGCTGTTTTGCTGAAAATTTCAAGATCTTTAGAAATCCCAGACTTTGAAAATTTTGGAGATACATTATATAATCTTCCCATCATCTGTAATTCATCATCAATATATAATTCTGTATCCTGGTATCCATAGGCACGTAATGCCTCATCAATTTCTGTATCTTTGCCTGGCTCCCACGGGGTATTAACATTTAAAGCATCTGCCCCTGTGTCCATAGTTTTCAAAAATTTTGCGCTGTTAATTATTATTTCTTTTCCATTTATATATAATGTCCATTTTGGTTCAGGCATAGATTAATACCTCTCTGCCAGCCGGAAGAATTAAAATATCATTTCCGGATAAATTATTAGACTTTAAAAATAAATCATAATTTTCGTCATTTTCTCCCAGACTTCCATATTCTGTTACTGTGATTTCAATCGGAGATCGTGCCTTTTTTAAAGTGAATATTTTTTCTGAAGCTAAATTAAAAAATTGAGATAATAAATACCTAATAACTAAGGAATATATATTTACAAGAGATGTATATGTCTTTGTTTGTGAAAAATATTGGAAATCTATATCAAGTGTTGAATATAAAGTTTGGCTTTCTTCTATAGACATCATTGTCTTATCGAAAAGAGTAATTAAATTATTGATTGCAGATATTACTTCGACACGGCTGGCAAATTCTGAAGTGATAACTATTTGAGCGATTACTATAAGCGGAACTGTAATCCCGAATTCCTGAGCATATAATTTATTTTTATTATCTTCTGATGCATCAACAGGAGTAAATGTTTCAATATCTTCCAGCATTTCCTTATATTTTGTAAATCTTGTAACAAAATCTGTACTAACTGCAACCGGAGCTATATTCATATCGATAATACTATTGCCGACATCATTTGTATCTGGATTGTCAATTCCGAAATTTGCGATTGCATTATTGTACGCTGCTTTTGCTGTATCATATGCGTCAGTTACAAGTGCAGATGTAGCGGAAAGCTCCTGTAAAAATATATCATTTGACCCTGCTATTTTATTTATCATGTTCGCTACGGACTGAATTAAACTATATGCGTCAGTTCTGATCTGCTGTAAAACCAACAACGCATCACCAAATCCATTTATAATTTGCGATAAAATAGAAGTTGCTAACTCTTCCGGACTTATTAATCTTTCTATATTTGCAGGCTCCAACCAATTTGTTGCAAATTCTGTATAATTTCCATTTTCTACCGGGCTAATAACTTCAGTAACAGAAATCAATTGTAAAATTAACGGGCCTTTCGTGGGATGTATTACCTCCCATTGTCCTTCTTCATCACAAGCGTTGTAAAAATCCTCTGCTTCCCTATTATGGAAAATCCCATCAAAAAATATATTTAACGGATATGTTGTAGATTTTATTCCTAAATCCTGAGCAAAAGTTCCCTGAAATTTCGGAGGGTCAAATAAACCTAATTTTTTGTCCTTTGATCTTTCATTTTCTCTCCATAATGCATAAAATACACTCCCGGAAGGACTGGTTAATTTTATTTCTTCTCTTAATTCACTTTCCCAGCTCATTGCTGCCCTACCAGGTTCATATCTATATTATTGGCTCCCCTGGTTTTGCTATTTACTGTTGTGCCTTTAGGTGCATTGCCTATATTTATGTTTCCCTCAAACTGAATTTTCCTGGATTCTGTTTCTGCCTGGTTTGGTGCGAATACATTTGTTGCTCCAACTGCCTCGTTCATAGACGCCTGTAATCCTGCTAATTTTTCGGCAGCAGCTTTAAATTTTGATCCTACACCGGGTAATTTTGAAGCAAGAGTAAACAATTTTGTAATTCCTGTAATTAAAAGATTAATTTGAAACAAAAGAACTGTAGATATTACACGACCTACTTTTTTAAAAGCCTGCCAAGCCATTTCGGAAAAAGCTACTAATTTATTTTTAGCATTTATGAAAAAATTAGCAATAGCCGACGCAAATTCAGAAATTTTTCCTGTTAGCCATGTCCATGCTGCACCAATAATTTTTGGAATTGTAGCTAAAAATCCTATATATAATTTTACAATTTTAAATTTTTTAAATACTGAAATAAATTTTAAAAATACTTTTTTAATTTTGTTCCAGTTTTTGTAGATTAAATATCCTAATCCGATAAGAATACCTACCACAGCAATAATTTTTAAAACGATAAAAACAGCAGGATTTGCGGAAACTGCCGCATTATATAGCCATTGTACAATTGTTAATCCTTTTATAGCTTTCCCGATTTTCATAATAAATCCGATAAATCCGGAACCCTGCAAAATTGCCTGTTTTGCTGCAACTGCCATTAATTGAATTTTATAGAGGGCAAAAAATCCTGTTAAAGCCAAAACATAAGGACCGATCTTCTTTAAAAATCCGATAAAAATAGGCAACGCAGTATTTATTTTTGGCAAAATCCAAACTGCGAAATCTAAAAACGCCATTTTTAAAGGTGCAATTTGTTTGCCTATTAATTCCATAGTATCGCCCATTTTATTTTTAGTTACTATTTCCATTCCCTCATTTGTTTTAGCAAGTTCTGCGTTTGTGCCTCCATATTGACGCTCTATTAATTTTAACATTGCATTTTGAGCTCCTAACATGTTATTGGCTCTTACCATAGATTTGATTTGCATTTCTTCAGCTTTTGAAAAAGAAATTCCCACACGGCGCATTGCTCCCATTCCACGGATAGGATCGTCCATTGCTTTTCCCATCATAATAGAGGTTGTCCTGACCTGTTCACCCGTTGCCTTAACTCCATATAATTTTGCAGTAACATCAAGAGCAGCTTTTTGCACTCTATCAAAATTTTGTTTTCCTATATTTCCAAAAGTTAATAATTGAGCAGTTGCGTTTTGCAATATTGTTTCATCTCCAAAAATTCCTACTTTTTGAGTATCAGCAGCCATTTTTTGAAAGTCTTTAGATGTTATTCCGATCGCATTATTAGTAGATTTTAATCCAGCTTCTACATTCGCGACAGCAGCTTGTTGTTTATTAAAAGCATCAATTGAAGCTTTTCCAAAACGCACAACTCCTGCAACACTAAAGGCCGGCATTAATCCACGCAATGGACCTAATAATCTTGAAGCACCTCGGCGCATTCTTGCGAAAGCATTTAATCCAGCTCTTCCGAATTTATCAACACCAACTGTCATTTTGCGAAAAACAGGGCTTAAACTGTCACTACCCTTAAACGCTGTACCTACTGCAAATTCAGGCATTTTTTTTATTACCTTCTATTATTTTTTTCTCTTGTTTTGCCATTATTTCGTGCCATTTGTTCCATTCTTTCATCTCGGCAAAACGCAGCTTTTTGATTTCAGAAATTTGTTGTCTCCTATAAAACAAATTTCCCATCCATTGCCACATCTTGCCTACACTGACAGGAAAATCATACCAAGAACTTCTACCAGAGATAAATCTACTCCCTTTAATTTTTTTATTGCAGCTTCTCCCAAATCGCATAGAGAACCCATAAGGGCGTAAGATTTTCCATAATAATCTTTTTCTTCTTTTCCGGCCATTGCAGATTTTGCAACTCCATCGATTTCTCTATAAGTTATTTTTGTGCCGGAATTTCTAGTTGTCTGTATTATTTTTATTCCATCTTCCAGATTTATTTCAAGCCGTCCGAGTCTGATAGCCTTAACTAATCTTTCATATCCACCTTTAATCGCTCTTTTTAATTCCTTATCTTCAATCTCATCAATATCAATTTCATAATAATCGAACATTTTTTCTAATTGAATCCGTGCATTTTGAGAAGATACTTTGTATTTTTCTTTATCAAACATTTTATAATCCTTTTATAAAAATTTGTAATATTTTTAAAAATATTATTCCCACGCTAAAACCAAAAATTGCAGGGGGAATAATTTGTATAATTGGTAAATATAAATCTACCAACCTTGTTACAAATAAACTTATAGCAGCAATGATAAAAAATATAATTATTGTTATCATTTTTTTATCCTTTTCATAAATTAAAAATATTTTTAACTGGTTTTTTCTCTTTAAAATTTGCCCAGTTTGTTATTTTCACTTTTCCTTCTTTTTCCAGTTTTTCAGCAAGATCATATTGCATATATTTTAATTCGCCTTGTTTTATCCAATTTTTTTTTTGTCCTTTCATAATCCTTGTCAAACCCAAAACAGGAATTTTGCTTTCAGGAGGAAAACTTTTCCTTTTACTTTTTATCCCGCCTTTATCAATTTTACGTCCATGACCTTTTCCTTCCTGGGCCTTGCAGATCATTAAATTATCAATCCAATTTATCGGCAAAATTTTTGTGAGCTGTTTACTATAATTATGATCTCCATTTTTATGTCCCCACCATTTGGCCTTAAATCTATAGTCAGTATGCAAAAAGAAACATTCGGTCTGATAACTTTTTTGTTCTCCCCATTTTTTGGGGAAAATTGTTTTATTCCATCTTTGAACTCTACCAACGTTTATAAAATCTTTTTTAGAATTTTCGACAAGCCTTTCAATTACATCTTCGCTTGCATATTCATCGTCATCATCTATAAAATGAAACCATCCAGTACCAGGGATTGCTTTTAATAATCTGTTATTATATAAATTATAGGTACCGTTTCCATATTCGGGGCCATAAGCGGTGCCTCTGATAATGATATCGCCTGCAACATAATCATCACGGGGGTCGTCACTATGAACGATGGTAACAATATTTTTATAAGTTTGATTTTTAATTGTCTCCATCATTCGCTTGAAAAATAACGGTCTCCCGCTTGTGCGAATCAATATGTATACAGGCAATATCATTCATAATCCTTATGCCAAAAATTCTGTCCATGCGTCTTTGCATTTGTTAGGAATTATTACAATAGATGATCTATTCTCTTCAGTCTCTACATTCTCATAATTAAATTCTCCAGCTGTTTTGAATACTGATCCATCTGCAAGTTCTACAGAAAATGTTTTCTCCGCAAGAGACTCAGCTTTTTTTTTCAATGCGACCATTTCTTCGGGAGTAGTCATTACGACAACTCCTTCCTGTGTAGGTACACGCCGAGTTTTTTTGAACACTGTGCGTCCAGTAGTCGCAACTCCTTCTGTTTCAAAACTTGAAATATTAAATGTAATATTTATATCAGCTGGCACATCGTATGTCACTCCGTCAATTGTTAATGATCTTATTGTTCCTGAGTTTGCCATTTTATGCACCTCCTACAGATAAAATTGCAATTGAAGTATCAAGTTCTATAACGCTGTTAAAAATTCCGCCTTCACCTGAAATCAAATTTTTAAATGTTATATCAAAACCAGTTAGCCCAGGTCGCAAAGTTACTTTATCACCTTTTTGTAATTCTGATTTTGCAAAACTTGAATTATAAGCCCAGGCGTTTGCTGCAAATTGATCAGCTAGAACTAAGAGATCATCTATAACAGAGTTTACATCTCTTGCTTTTTCTCGACTTGTTGGATTTGAAACCGCTGCAACATCTTCTACAATAGTAATCCCTTTCCATTTTTCACGTTCAAAATTTGCTTTATAATTATAAATCATATTTTGAATAATTGAAATATTTCTCATAGATCGATATGCATTACTGGAAGGGGCAATTGTGGTTGGTCGATAAAAAGTTATAACATTTTGTAAATATACATTTCCATTTTTTACAAAAGTTGTCCCTACTCCGTTTCTAACTGCAAGATCCCGATTATCATAATCATTTGTCCATCTATTTGCAGAATCTCCAGGATAAACTCCAACAAGAAGCTTATCTATATAACTTTCTTCTGCTCTTGTAGAATTTGTTACTGCCATTATACCGCCCGCCTGTGCTGCAATTTCTGACGGATGATTAGGGCTTCCAGGAACACAAATAATTCCGTTTGTTCTATCATCTCGTCTTAATTCTGCTACAGCAAGCGCAGCCGTAAGACCAGCAGCAAGAGGAGTAACATCTCCGGTCGGTGCCCGGAATGGTCTTCCAATTTCTTTTTTATAATTCCCTACAAAATCGTTTCCTTCTCCGTTATAAACACTTATTGCGTTCAAAGTTGCCGAATCCTGCCCATAACCATGAACTAAAACAGTAAAATTTTTCTCATTTTGAGCATCCCCTGTTCCCAAAGCATCCAAAGCATCCTGAATATCTGGGATCCCGGTTCCACCAGCCATATTTGTCACTACTGCACTAACTCCGGTAGGCAATGCCTCGCCTGCATTAAGATTAAAATTAATAGAAATATCATTGCCCCATTCTCCTCCGGATTTGCTTGTCAAAGTTACTACGCCGGCAGCATTCACAGCTGTAACCGGTAATTCTTCATCATCATTTATTGCATCTTGAATCGCCTCTCCAATATCGTCTGCCAAATCTCCGGATGCTACTGCAACAGCTACTCTATCGGCTGCAATATATAAGGCTATTGTTCCAGCAAGCACACCAGCACTTGCAGAAAAATCAATTTCACCTTCCGCTTGATCTGGGTCGCTACCCCCTTCCGCCTGCGGGATAATCCATGTTTCTACATTACCGGGTGTAAAAGCAGCCCTTGCAAGTCTATGCAACATAAACCCATATCCAGTTTTACCTCCTACATCCGCAGCAGATAAAACCTGAATTGGAACATTTGGAGTAATATCTGTAAATGTCTCTTCATCATATGTTCCAATTATAATAGTTTTTTGCGGTACAACTTGAGCTTCTACCGCAAATTGAACATTTTTAACACTAACTTGATTTCCAGCCGCAAGACTGGACGGCACTATTCCCATTTTTTTCCTCCTTTAAGAGTTTTCATTTTGAGTCAAAACTCCAACACCGTCTGTATCGTCAAGCGGTAGTGAAGAATCTATAATAACTTTTTCCGGCTCATTGCCAATATCTCCAGAAACATCCTCTATAACTCTACAAATATATTTCATATTTGCTGTTTTTACGACCAAATCACCATATTCAAGCAGAGTATTTTTTTCTATTCGATCAATCCATCTACTGGAAATTTCTCCTTTCGGCAAAGCAAGTCCGGAATTTCTAGCATCCATTAAAATTTGATAAACTGCTTCTATCAATTCGTCAATATATCCGTCAGCAACTTCAGCGGCTTCTCTTATATTCGCCAGCGCATTTGCTTTTTGTAATGCAGTTGCAGTTGTAGAATCAAGAACACTTAAATCACCAGTAGCTTTTGCACTTGCGGACATATCAATCTCAATTGTTATATCGTGTTGCTTTTCACCATTAAATCTACCGCCAGATTTAGCAAAATCTCCGCCTGAATAATAAACCTGTACCAATCTATTTGTATCAATAATTTCATTAGCAGATTTTGATTGTCTTTGATATCCAACTACCCGGAAACGACTTTCCGCATTATCTCCAAGAAGATCTGTTAATGCCTGAACTGCGTTCCTAAACATCATCATGATACTGGCCCCGTAGTTGATTTTATTCTTTGCGGATATATTTTTAAAAATCCTATATCTGCTCCGTCCTCAATTGCCCTGGTCGGAGTGAAAATAAAATCCTTTTTTTCTGCACCAATAACCGGAGAAATTGGCATTTTTATATGCCAGGTTTCCCCCGATTTTGGAACTATATTTAAACTCGAAATTCTTAAAGAAATAACAGGCTCATTAACAACAATAATTTCACCCGTTTCTGGATTTTCTCTACGTGTATAATATAATACCTGACCACCTAATTTTTTATCAGGATCATTTTTGCTATAAATTTGAGTTTCCCCATTCGGCGCTGTTAATTCAACTTCAATTTTAAATTCGCCTTCGAGGCTATCAGCCAGGTCTTTTTCTATTGCAGCACGCAAATTTTCCATTTATTTCTTTTTTTTCTTCCTTGATAAACTTTTTTTATCTCTTTTTTTAAATTGAACATCTTCAATTCGCAGATGAGGCGGTATTACCTCACCTGCTACGAATTTCCGAGATCCAACATATAAAATTTTGCCTTTCGGAACTACTATCATGAACTTACCTCTCCTTCAATTAGATTGTTCAGGGTCGCAAAGGCATTTGTCTGTGTAGTTGCGAAAATTGGCGCTGATTGTGTACGGACGGTCACTTTTTTCTTGTCGCCAGATTGATAAGCATCGCAATAAAACATATCTGGTGTTACAATTCCAGGTGCCATAATTTTATCAGGAAACGGAACGCTTAAAGGACTAAACCCAAACATTTCAGAGTACCACGCCATATCAGTAGAAACTAATGGCAACCTCTCAGATGGTCCAAAATAACGGTCACATCTTGCACCGTAATAAGCCAAAAATGCTGTCCCATCCGGCATATATGGCTGAGAAACTCCGTCTGGATCATCATAAAAATCGTTATAACAAAATAGATCCAATCGCCTGCCCTGGGGTGTCCCGATATAACCAAGATAATCTGCCCCAGCAGCAACAAGATCAGAAAACATTTGCGGAACTTGAATCCCCTCTCCGACTTGAACTAATGTAATTCGTCTATTATCAGCCAATTTTTGTATTGTTGCATCATTAAAAAAGGCATGTGAAACATCCCTGGCCATAAACATTAGATTAAATTTTACCTTTCCAAGTTGACGAACTAAATCAAAAGCATTATCTATATCCCCTATAATATCAGCAGCGGCATTGTTCCACGCTACTGTAGGAGTAATTGTTAAAGCTGCATTCCTTCCCCAATCATAAATTAGATCTGGATTATTTGTTCCCAATATTGCCGGCATTTGTCCTGTAAGCAAACTTGAACCTGCAAGTAGTTCGAATAGACGTACATAACGTCTAATATGTTCTTTATGATGTTCAAGTGCTAATTTTCTCAACCTGGAAATTTTGTCTTGCCCTTCATAAGGATTTTCGCCTGCCAGGCGTTTATTAATTTGATTCGCAGAAATATCTCCAAGCTCTTCTGCAAATGGGAAAACCATATTTTTTGTTGTAAAATATTGGGTGGTAGTATTTCTTTGTATATCTCCTGTGTGTCTGCTATCAGTTCCACGAGGAATTAATTTTGCTGTTCTCTCGTTTGCTCCTATAAGATCAATATCAATAACCTCAGAAAATGGACTATAGATTGTTTTAGAATTTCCAAATTGAGATTTGCCGTAAAACTGCTGCCAAACTGTAGGTACCCCAATAACATCTTTTAAGTCAAACATGTCATCCATATATCTACTATATACATCAAGTCCGTTAGGTGTTACACTCATTTTTTATTCCTCCTTATTCCACTTGCTCAGAGATGGCTTCTACATCTTCGAACGAAATATTTGCAGTTTCTATTAATGCCATTTCTGCGCTAGTTGCATTTACTGTTCCCGGATTAACAATACTTTCAGCAGTTTGCAAATCCTGATCCCAAACTACCATATCTCTATTAACAATTCCATTTTTAACTAAAATTGATGCGTTTTCAATATCGCCTTCTACAAGGTCAGCAAATGGAATATCTTCTCCTAAATAAATCCCTCGCGGCATTGATTCACCTTCGGTATCTGCAAGTGCAGTAAATGGAACCCAATTCTGGTTAGTTGCATTATATGCCATTACAGTATATTGCAAAAGATCCGCTGTTCTTGCTGCATCCTGAGCAATAGTTCTTGTCCGCACAATAGTATCTTCATTGTGGATAAAAGGTACATTTTGATTTTGAGTTATATTTGTAACTGCCATTTATCTTACCTCCACGCCGTTTTTAGCTTTTTCTTTGGCGATTAAAGCGTTGTAATCATCAAGGCTTTTTACATTTCCGTCTGTACTTAATTGTCCGGTTTGCTGTCCATTAGTCTCTGGCGGTTGTTCTGTTTGCGCATTTGCTGAATTTGTTGCTTCTTTCAATGCGTCAAAAGCTGCAACTGTTGTTTCAAGACTTTCTGCACTTTTTTCGCCTTTTAAAACTGAACAGGCAATATTTTGTATCGCTGCCGGATAAGAATTTTCATTTTCATCTTTGCCTAAATATTTTGCTGCAATATTTATTGTCGCCTGCATAGACTCTTTTCCTTCTTTCTTCCCCGCCTCAAATTTTTTATTTAATTCATTTTCGTATTCAATTTTTGCGGTGGGGTTTTGTCCTAATAATTCTTTTAAAGTCATATTAGAAACCTCCATTTTATTTTTACCCGCATTTTGTACGGGGTTTTGAGCTTTTTTTAAATAATTATGTATAGATGAATTTTCTCCTATTCTTCCAGAATATTTTTTCCCTTCAGTATTTGATCCTATACGGGGGGTTTCATTTGTTCCGTCTGTTTCCAGATTTATCATTGCTGCTATTTTGTTATAATCAAAATTTTCAGGTTTTTCTTTTAATTTAGCTGACAATTCGGAAAATTTTGTTTTTGCAAGGGCTAATGATTCAACTTTATCATCGTCATTATCAGTTTTAATGATTTCGTCTACAAAACCGGCTTCTTTTATTTCATCTCCGAAAAGCCATGTTTCTTCATCCATCATTTGCCTTATTGTTTTATTAGATTTTCCAGTTTTTTGGACATATGCTTTTGCAATTATACCTGTAAGTCCATCAAGTACCTGGCTAATTTTTAACATGTCACGATAATCTCCAATTGCTCCACCCCATGCGTTATGAATCATAAAAACAGCATTATCTTCAGCTGCAACAAGATCAAACGCCGGATTATTTGCTAGGTATGTCGCCATGCTTGCAGCAATTCCTTTTATCGTCGCAAGCGTTTGAGCATCAGGATTTTCTTTTTTATAATCTCGAAATAAATTAAAAATTTCCAGTCCAGAAGAAACATAACCACCAGGACTTGCTATGTGTACATCCAAATCGGCACCTTTTGCAGAATTAAGCTCTTTTCTGACATCATCTGCTGTTATGTCCCAACCAATCTCACCGGAAATTATTATTTTTTTCATTTTCAAAAATTTTCTCCATAAAAAAGCCCGCACCTCTACCTGAGATACGGGCTTTTAAAAATCTAAATTATAGGTTTAAAAGAATCCGTTTTTTTATAAATTAACTATTTCTTTTTTTACCTTTTTTATTCCCCTTATGCCGCCTTGATTAAAATTTATTTCAATTTTACCTGTAAATTTTTGTGTAATTAATTCTTTTAAAATTTTTAATAATTTTTCCATACTTGTATTTAATTGTGTCATATATAAAAAATATGTCAACTATTTTTTTGGAACTAATTGCAACATACATTCATTATACGTCTGCCGATCTGCCCGATTTTCCTGCTTCATGCAATATTCATGCCTATTTCTTAATCTTTTTTCGTCATAGCTGATTCCGCATTGTTCAATTAATATTCTGCACTCAGAAATATTTTTTTCTCCCATCTGATACACACAATCAGCCATAGCAAAACAACTTTCCATTTGATAATTTTTTCGCTTAGGGGCTGTTTTACATCCGGAAATTAATGTTCCACTTAAAATCCCAAAAATAAAAATCATTAAACAGGTTACAATGCTTATAATTATTTTTTTCATAATATTTTTCCTTTTCCAGATTAATCTAATCTTTAAAGACATTTTTCTTTAACCAGTCAATGTCCGTTTCGATTGCTGGGATATTTTCTGTTCTTTCATAAAGCTCTTTGATTTGTTTATCATATCCGCGGATAAGACGAAGAGCAAAAAAACTAAGCAAGCCCCCGCCGCCAAACAAAACACCCACAATCCCCATAAATATGAAATATATTTCTTTCGCCAATTCATCTGCCCTCCAATATTATTTTACAAATCTACTCTTACTGATCCATTTGCACCAACAGCCATAATATATATATCAATTCCTGCCGATGCGCTTATTGTTTCAGAAAAATTTTCAAGGAAAATAGGAACACCTTCCAAAGTTTCTGTAGGAACAGGATCACCACTAGTTCTGTATGTTTCTAAATATTTATTCGGATCTGTTTTTAATTTTTTTATTTGTCCGGCAGTTACATTTGTCGCTACTTTTGTCCATTCCCCTGAAGGGCATGAAACTATTACAGGATTTGCCATTTATTTTTCTTCCTCCTCATCTTCTTTATCTTCGTCGTTTTCATCTCCGATCTCTACATTATTTCCCCCATTTGCCCAAGGCGCTGTTGGTAATTCCTCAAATTGTCTTGCATTTTTAAGTCTATTCGCTTTTCCACTTGATCCATTTGTTTCTCTTGCAACATCGTCCAGTGTTTTCGCAGAAAGTTCGACAGCAATTTTATCCGCATTTATTAATTTTAGAGGGTCTATGTTCGGCATTGGTGACCCATGCAATTCAAAATTTAACCAAGCCTGGCGTAATTCCATATCTGACCAACCAGGAGCAGAAATTCTACCTGCTGCAATTTCTTCACTAAGCCACATTTCATAAACATAATCTATAAAATCAGACTTAATTTCTCCAAGTTCGACCCTGGCTTTTCTCCAAATTCTAATTAATATAGCTCTGGAAGCAGAATAATTATTAGAAAATTTATTTAGAACTACTTCCCTGCTCCATCCGGTACTTGCACAAATCGAATCCATAATAGAACTAAAATACATATCGAATTGAGCAGAGGGGCTTGTGTCTTGCAAATATTTAATTTTATCGCCACGCTTCAAATTTCCAATAAGCATACTACCAGGTTGTCTGATTGTTGCTTCCGGCGTAGTGTCCCAATTTATAATAGGCTCTTCAGTTGTATCGGGAATTTCTTCTTCTTCTTCTTCTTCTTCTGTGACAGGGGATATTCCATATTCTTTTTGTGGACCAGCTACCCTTCCTTCAAGTGGTTGGCTTGCGTCCTGCTCTTCATTTTCTATTGCTCCAATTATGCTACTCTGATTAATCGCCTTCTGTAGAACAGAAATTTTAAAACTGGTTAAATCTTCCAATTCCTGCAGCAAATGATATAATCCAGATAACCCCCGCCCCTGTCCGGCATATTCGGGCTTATAACCATGAATCATAAAAATTCGCCCTGATTTTGCTCCTCTTGCCGGAATATCAATATTATTATATTTACCGTTTTTATCTATGTTCCAAATTTGGTATCCAATTTCTTTGTCAGCATCATCTCTGATTATCCCGTCTTTTACAGGATAATTACAAAAAGATGAAGTATAAGAGCTCCCCCGCACCTGGTTAGGATCGACAAATTCTATCTGAAGTTGATTAATTAAATCTTTATCACGTCCATAATAAAATCTTACAAATATATCATTATCACGCTCAGAAAATAATTGATACAATCTTTGATTTTGATAGAAATTATTTATTCTTGATCGATGTGATTTTTTTGACTTTGCCCATAAATGAAATCTTTCACTAACATCTTCTGCCCAAAGTTCAGCCTGTTCCGGAGGTATACCGAGCATGCCGGCCAAAGGAGCAGGTTTTATCATTGCGCCTTCATCAATAATCGTGTCAACTTTGGATGTTACGAGCGCACGGCATTCCAGAGAATCATACATTTCATCACGGGCTTTTTGCCTGATTGCATAATGATCGTGATAATTTATCCTGTCGCCTCGAACTATGCCGCCTGGAAATTTTGAACCACTTCCGTAACTGCGAGATCTGTCACCCCTATAATAATTTTTTATATTTTTATTTTTTTTAAATACAGATTTTATTTTTTTGAAAATATTCATTTATTATTTTCTCCGCAACCTAACTGCAACCACACCCATACTATAGAGGTCATTTAAAAGGCTGGCTTCTTTTGCTTCAAGTCGATCAATTTGATCTTGAATTTCTTCAAATTTTCGGCGGGTTGTACGTTGTGAGCCTTCCCCTGAATCAATCGCATAGGATATATTTTCATGTGCGGACATTTCTGTTTGTAATTCGTATAAACTTGTCAAAGCTCTCTGAGTTGCGGTCAGCTGACGTCTTATTCGTGCTTTTCTTAAACTAATATATCCCATGCCACAATTATAGAACATATTTTAATTACGTCAACTTTTTTTTATATTTTTTAGGGAAGCGCCCCCGTAGTTGAGGGCCAGGGGCGCTTTAGAAATTATGTGACCTGTCTCTTCAGTGCTGGTAGGTCAATTTCAGCAGACCAGCCCGAAAGCTGGTTTCGACTATTATTTTTAATAATTTCCTACAATTTTTAAATTAGTTAAAACTTTAAAACCATAATCTTTTATTTCGTTACTAGTAAATTGATCGCAAATAATTTTTACAGCAGAGTATTCGTTTTGAAGATTTTCTAAATGTTTTAAAGCTGTTATTGATTTAACTTTTTTGTTTCGGTAAAGTGTCATAATTTCTCCCCGGCCAGAAGGCCTTTTCTTAATTTGTTACTTAAATATAACACTATATTGGTGTGTTGTCAACAATTTTTTTTATATAACATAAAATATTACATTTTTTCCAGAAATATTACATAAAAAACCGACATATACCATTTTTTTGTCAGTTTTGAAAATTTATGTAATATGCGTAACTACTGGTAATTCTAGTAGTTATAGCATTTTTTTTGCAAATATACCAGATATTACACTTTTTTCCGGTCTAACAGAGAAACTTTTACAGAAAGACATATATACAGAAAAATATAAAGAAATCTGCAAAAATACTGTGAGCCTTAGAAAAAATGTAATATCTGGTATATTTGGTATATTATATACAAAAACACAGAAATGTATATAAATAATAAAAAAATAATAATAATATATATGTTTTCTTCCTTATTATAGTATGTAATCTGAATATCCCACTTTTTATATAACATATTTTTTTTTAGGCTGAAAAAAATGTAATATTGTGTTATATGCTTGACTTTTTGCAAAATTGTATTACATTATAAATAAGTGACACATAATAATCTCCTTTAAATTAATTTTAATTTGTTATCCCTTTAGTTTTAAATAGCTAAAGGGTTTTTTTTGTTGACTTTTTACTTTTTCTTTTAAAATATTTATTATGGCAAAAGAACTTTTCACAATGGATATAAAAGATTTAAAGGCTCTCAAAAAATTCTTTAAAAAAGCTCCAAAATTATTTAAGCCGGTTTCTGCGAATGTTCTTAATTCTCTAGCCTTTATGACCAGAAAATACGATATCAAAAATCTTTCCAATCATATGATTATTAGAAATGAAAAATTTGTTAAGTCATCAATTAGAGTCGAAAAAGCAAAATCAGGGGCAGAAATAAACAAACAAATATCAAGAGTATACTCTATTAAAAGGCCTCGATTTACAGGTTGGGAAGAACAGCAGACAGGGAAACAGCCTGTTAAGAAACGTATTACAACCTTACATTCCAGGGGTGGATCAAAAAAAAGAAAAGTTCTAGGGAAATACAGACTTAAAAAATCTTCTAAATTCTTTAAACCGGAACAGTTTCAGGGTCGGGATTATAAGGCCCGTTTTATGTTTATGATGCGGGTATTAGGATCAAGAGGCGGCTCTAATCAGTTTCTCTTACAGAAATCAGTGCCTACCAAAAGAGGACAATTAGGCAGAGGAGCTTATACATTTAAGAAAGGAGAAATAAAAAAAATACAGGATTTTGATAAACAAATGCACGTTCAGACCTTTAAGTGGCGTACTAAATCACTTCAGCAATTACAACAAAAGAATAATATATATAAAATTTGGAGAGATTCTTTAAATTTTATTATTTCCCTCCAGCGTATAAAAAAATAACACCCCCCTCTATATATTCCGATTATAAGCGATTATAGGCGATTACAAGGTACTGTAGGCAATTATGGTTAAATAGTGCGCAAAAACACGCGA